ATAATCTTATAGTTAAAGGAGTTGGCAATGCGCCTATGAGATTATCAACTTATGCAGAAAATAAGGATAAGGCCATAAAGTATGCAAAAAAACGATGGGCTGATTGTATTATTAAAATTATTGATTAAATATTCATGAAAGAACAGAAGAAAGAATTATTGCAAGGAGAAATTGTGTGTTGCGGAAATCATGTTTTTAGAGTTATAAATGGTCAAAGATATTGGATTAGTGAGCCACCAGATGATTGGGAAACTATTGATGGTAGAGTTTGGCGTGACTAATGCCATCTCTTAGATATCATGCTGGTAGAATGGTTTTATACCAAGAAAAACCAAAAGTTTGGCGTGTAAAAATAAAAACTAAAACTGGAAAATTAAATTTACCTTTAGAAGCAAGTGAATTAGAGCCAGCATTAATTGAAGCAGAATATTTATATGCAGATGCTAGGTGTATGAGTAGAGATCATCCTTTATGCATTGATTGTATTCATCACTTAGTTATTAAGGCAGAGTGTGGATTAGGTATGCCAGAAGGAAAAGCAAGTGGTGGTATATGGGCTAAAGACTGCGCTTATTTTTGGGAAAAGAAGATTTAGAACTAATATTATTTTTATCAATATAGTCACCAGCTTGTTTAATTATTTTTACTAATCTAAAATTTTCTTTTGCAAAACCAGAAATAAGATCAGGTATTTCGTCAGGATCAATGCAGTTTAAAACTGCTCTTAAGGTCATCTCTACATGTAATTCTTCTTCCATAGTCATATCTGCCATTATCCAAGGTTCTATTTTTTTTCTTTTTTTAGCCTGACTGTTAAACCATCCAGACCAAGGCATTTGAACAGACATTTTGTTATGTTTTACTTTCAACATAACTTAGTATTTATGAAAGTCTAGTTTAATCGTACATAACCTGCTTTTTTATCTTCAACAGTTACCTCTGGATATTGAACAGTATGCCATTTATGTTCACATGACATACATAATCTTCTTCTAATTATTACTTTTTCAGAGTTTCTTTGTGATCTAATAACTTTTTGTCTTGTTAATTCATTACATTTTGGACATTTTACAAAAGTTAGTCGATGCATTTATAGATTTATAAGGTTTTATATTTTAATATATAAATAGCTATTACACCATAAAAATGGATACACAAACAAGAGGCTATGGCTCTTCAAAAAAAAAGAAAACTAAGAAAACAAAAGTAAAAGTGGGAAAGTAGTAACTGGAACTGTAGGCGTACCTAGCTATTAGGGAAAAGGTTACGTTCCAATATATCTACAAGACTATCATCAACTGTATTATCAGTCTTTTTGACCATAGCTCGCAGTATATCTATTGCGAGCCTTTTTATTGAATTGCCACGAAGAAAAGCAAAAACGATTGGTCTAATAATTTTAAGCATAATGATAGTGATAAAAAATAATCGGGAGATGAGTCAGCCAACCTTGTGAACCGCCCTGCTTTACCCCATATCAAGGGTGCTATAGCTTTCATATTCTTAGCCCTTGGAAAACAACTAAGAATCATCAGGCTTCCCGATTACTTAAATATTAATACAAATTTAGAAAAAAAACTTTAGTTATTACTAGTGTGCCAGTTAAATTAGTGGCACACTAAATTCCTATTGTTTATTAGTTGGATTTATAATAAGGGTAACCGCTGGAAGCAGCGGCCTTATGTACCTTGACAATTTAAGATTATGAAAAAGGCAAAAACCTTGAAACTCGCTATTTGTGTTTTCGGACACGGCGGATCAATACAAGTATGGTGTAGCGGCAGCGATGAAAATATCATCATTGCAACTAAAGCTGCACGAAAAGCCAAAAGAGATTACAAAATCAAAAAAGGTTTTGTAATGCCTGTAAACATCTTCGATATTACTGAGTCTGAAAGATGGGCGTACAATGGTTATACCATTGTTAATCCTGATCTTGTAGATAAAGAATCAGAAGAATACAAGAACGATATTTACAATCAATATAGAGGAGCTAAAAAGCTGCCCTACATTGAAACATTAGATGTAGTTCTTTAATTTACAATCGCCCCCTAAATGCAGGGGGCTTTTTTTTGTGGTAATCTATTCGCGTGTGTAGGAGTGCTTGTATGTAACTAGTGGAAACATGGACACACTAGATACTTGCAAGAACTAAGACCTCTTTATAGGGGTCTTTTTTTGTGTCCAATTTGCTATTAATAATTCTAGTTCTGCTATTCTTTTTTTTGCTGCTTTAATCTTTTCAGAAATAATCATCTGCGAGGTTTTATCTCTGCTAAATGTATCTCAATTTTATTTAGTCGGCTAAATATTTCTCTTAAATCCTCATGGTTGTCATCCATCTTATCCATTAATATCTCGACTTTTGCAAGAAGGCTTACAACGTCCTCTCTATTTTTTTTACCTCTAAAAGATAACGATCCTACTGAAACAAATATTGCTGTTAAAACAGCTCCTCCAGTTGCAGCAACAAGTTCTACCACTTTACGAGTCCTCAATCTATGAGTATTATGACAGAAAAAGCCTATGGAAACAGAAAAAAGCAAAAACCCATTGCAAAAACTAAAAGAAAACATAACTGATAAAGAAGAACAATTAGCCTTTATTTCAGTTGTAGTAAGACTTGTTGTAGTTGGATGGAGCGGTTTTATCGTCAGCTTAAACTACATAACAATACCTGGCTATAGCAATGAGCCAAAGGATATAACTTTCCCCGCTTCGCTACTGACAGGGGCCCTGGCTAGTTTTGGGCTAGAGGGAGCTAAAAAGAGAGGAGATGGAACATATAAACCTGATGAAAAACCACTAAACAAAAAAGAAGTCGAACAGTTACTAGCTACACAATCAGGTGGTTATCAAACTATTAGAATAGAAACACCCATCAAAATACTTGGTGCGGAAGTTGTTAATAAAAAAGAGGACAAAAAATGAAAAAATTATTTTTATTATTGCTATTAGTTGCAAGTCCTAGTTATGCCGACATTACTCAAAAATTTACAACATCAGCCCAAATTTCTGTTGACATGCCATTTGTAACTACCCAAAAACTAGGCACGACCTACTCTTTAAGCGGTAGTAATATCACCCCTTCAGTAACATCTGGTGGCTCGACCACCTCTGGTGCGATTGGAGGACTTAATGTTGGCTCGCTCACCGATGGTGTGCCTGCTCTTATCCAGACTGATAAAGCTATTACAACAGCCGGGTCTGCTTTTTCTATAACAGAAACGGCAACTATCGGAGATGCTACACCATCTGCTATAACACCATCATCAGGAATTTCTGCTTTGCCCCATTTATCTGGACAAACTACAGTAGGAAGCGGAGGTACAGCAGGGTCACTAGGTATGACAAGCGTTTCGTCAGGGATTCATACTTGTACGGCTGGAGGATCAGGTACTAGTTGTATTGGAAGCACTACAGTTACAATTGAAATAGATTGATGTTAGTACCTTTATTATCAGCTTTTTTAGCTATTTTAATTTATGCTATCTTTTCTTTTATATTGCTTAAGATTTTCCTTGATAGGCACAATTCTTATATGCGTAAATTCTATAAAAGCAAATCCAGTAGTACCGACCTTTAGAACCGGATCATCTTCAACAAATTCTACAAGCCAATCCGTAGTAACAGAAAATATAACTAGTTATCAATATCGTACAGGTTATAGCTATTCAAGTAGTGGCACAAACATTGAAAGTGCCGATATAAATGGATATATTAACTCAATACCAACAGCAGAAGCTTCACAAACAGTTAATGGAATTAATTTTTCTTATACAAGTCCAACCCTTGAAGGTGTTCCTAGATGGAAAATAGTGAACGAAAGCCAGCCTTTCAGCCTAGTCGAAAGCATTATTTCGCCAGGTATCGATACAATCACGACAATAAATCGCACCATAAATACAACAACAACAACCACTGTAGAAACTACCTTTGGGCAATAGGTTTAATATTATGTATGCCTGCAAGAACAATGGCAAATACCACAGTGGCATCCCCATCCAGCAATGCCCAGGGTACAGTTAATAATAATGCTACCATGATAGCGCCGCAAAGTACCCCACAATTTAGAATGTCGCAGGGTATTGTTTGCAGTTCACCTAGTCTCACAATTACTCCTTATGTAACAGATGCGTGGTCATTTAATACTCCTAGAGAAACAGTTACTAGACAAAATATTTATGACGAAGATACTGGCGAAATAAAATATGTACAAGAAACACCAAGATTTGAGAAAGAAAATTTTAATCTTAATTATGGTATTTCTGCACAATTGACAGTACCTTTAGGTAAAGCACCTGATTTATGTCTCAGAGCTACAGAAGTAAATATTAAAAATCAAAAAATATTATACGAAAAGACAAAACTAGAACTTGCATTATTTAGGTTGAAAGTATGTGGAGAACAGGCAAAGTTAGGTGTGACCTTTACAGGCAAGTATAAATCTATATGTGAGGGAATCAGCGTTTCAATCCCACCAAATCAAGTTATTCCACATACACACGAAATCAAGACAAAAAAATAAGCCTAAGTGACAACCTAGACTTATTGTTTAACCTCAAAGTTAAATCACAAGGGATAATAGAAAGACAGTGATTCGTGGCAGACGAAGTGCTTCCAAATATGCCGTACTCTCCTTGTATTAATTATTTTACCTTATCTTTTTTCTTTGTCAGTTTCTTTATTAAGTTTTTTACTAATGGTTTTACTAAATTCAAAAGAATAGGAGTAGTCGCAGCCACACTAGCGATAACAGCAGTAGAGACAATAGTGCTAGGTTGTGGGATGTATTGGTCGATAAAAGGTACTTTTTCCCAGACCGCATTGCATAAACCATTAATATCACGTTCATATTTTAACAGTCTCTCCAACCTAAGTTCATTCTTAAAATCGCCTTGCCTAAATGGTGCATTTTTAGGAGGACAAGGTTTATAGTCATCTTCTGTCTTTTCTTCTTTTGGGATTTCTGCTTGTGGCGGCTTTCCTTCTGGTAATTTTTCTTGCTCTGAAATAGGTGCTATTTGTTCTGTAATAATTAGATTCTGTGCATCGTAAATTAATGGAATAAAACTTGGATACGGACAACTTGTTACAACACCATTTGGATCATCTAACAGCAAGTTTCTATTACCTGTATTTTTAGTATCACGATGATAAGAAGTACAACCTATCACCTCTATATCTGTCGTATTAAATGAGTGTAATGGTACTTCTGGAATATGAATATCTGGAATATGAATATCAGGTATATTAATCTCTGTCATAGTTAGGAAAGTAAACCTCTACATATGACTTGCATTTTGGACATGTTAAGTTTGTAACCATTGCATATTCTTCTGCAAGTATAGGTTTTAACTCTTCTACACTATGATCTCCTCCCCATATAAGTTGTGTCTGACAATGCCAGCAATTCATAATCCAAGCTTTTTAGGTATAGGTAATGATTCACCTGTTGTTTTAGGTAATGCGTTATTCATAACATTCGGCAAAAGTCCTTTTACTTCTCCTAATACTTGATTCATAATTTTTGCTTTAAATTGCTCTGATGTTACATACTTGTAACCAAAGTAGCCACCTCCAACAATAGATGTGACCATAACAAAAGAGACAATACTTAAAACATTAGCTATTTTTTGAAACATGATGAAATTTGCATTAATTAAAGCTATGTCAGTTATGACAATAACTGTATTATTTCTAATTATAGGTTTATCTCCTCTATACGTCACATTAAGTTTAATGCAACGTCAGATGATAAATAAAACTAATTAATTTTACTAAGCTTCAACTTCTTGTTGTTCTGAATTAGTTTGTTCATCTTTTGTATTCTCTAAATGTTCTTCTACTGTCTTTTTTAATAAAGCTTCACCAAACTGAATACCACCTTCAATCATTGTAATAAATCTAGTTTCTTGAGCAACTACAAGTTGTGCTTGTTCAAGTTTTTCTTTATGAGTTTTTAACTCATCTCTCCATGCAGTAATTTGTTTTGCAGTTGTTGGATTCATAAAATTTTGTATTTAAAGTAATATTACCAGTTTTTTTAACATTAGACAGGTTTTGTAGGCCATGTGACGGAATCTGGGAATGAACTTTGTGCTGGAACATCTAATAACGCTTGCCTATATGCTTTCCACTCATCTTGTTTTGAAGTAGGAAGATCAGCCCATCTAAGTGCATTAGAAACAATAGGATCAACATCATTAACTAGTAAAAAATCACGATAATATCTAACGTCAATAGTTTTTTCTTCGTCAGTCCTAAAATCTGCTATTTCTGACGATCCATCAGCATTTATTTTGTTGTGGTCGTTATCTAAAGCATTTGCCCATTGTTCTTCAGTTACCTCGATATAAGGCTCTGGAATCGTTTCGTGGGTTTCATCGTTGTACCAACCTATTAGTTGATTATTATTATCTATATGTGCGTAAAATTTCATTTTAGACTCCTACAGCAATAAAGAAGTGATTACATGGGTTAGTGTTTTGTCCACTATGACTCTGAAAATTATTTCGATTAACATTTCTTACTAGTGGGTTTCTTTGTGCAGAAGGAGTAGCAGTACTATCATTAGGGCAAACTATACAAGCCCTACAAGCACTTGGAAATGCAGTAGCAAAACTCTTTGTACTAAACCCAGTATTTACAAGGTTCATGTTGCCCCAAGAAATTTGAGTTCCATCTCTATAACGAACAAAACCATTAGAACCTGAGTTCCTAGAGGAATGAACATTAGTAATAAAACCTCTTCCATTAGTAATTTGGTTGTTGTTAGTTATTCTGTTTGCGTTTGTAGCTCCTGTATATCCTAAATTTGCAAGTGTTAATGTTCTAGTTGAGTGAGAAGTAATAACCCCATCAGTCATATTTAATTGATCTACGACTGTCGCCCCAGAAGTGTTTATATCAGAGTCCGTTCCTATTACTGTATTTCCACTACTTGTTACATATCCAGCACCATTAGTTAGTTGGTTGTTATTTGTTGGAATTGTTGGCTTGTTTGATAAATCGTTATATGAACCTGAGAATGTACTAATGCCTGTAAGGTTTGATCCATCTCCATATAAAGTATCTGCATAAATATTCCTAAACCTAGCACCAGTTAACCCTAAATCTGTTGCACTAGCAGTAGCAGGGTAAAAGTGTCCCGAGGCGTTCATATAAAGACGATCAGAACCAGAATTAGATCTTAAAATTATATTGTAAGAACTATTAGAACCACCTTGAATATATAAAGAGTTTCCATGCTGTTGAATTTTACAAGCGTCACCTGTCCAATTCCCACTGTTAAATCTTATATCACTGTTAGCACCAATAGTCGCAGCACCAGCACCTCCAGAGAATGTAATATCACCGCTTGCTGTATCTGCTGTGTCTGATCTTAAAAACTGAGTAGAAGAAACTCCATCTAAAGTATCTGCTGCCAAGCCAGAACCAGCACCATCAACTGT